ATTGGTCTCCTCAAGTAGTTCAGATTCCAAACAACACAATCGCTTTTTAAGAGATCCCATCACAGCTATCAGTGACGGTGACGGTTGTTCCGAATCCACGGCTATCAGGTGTTCCGTCACTCCAATCAGATGTCTCAGCTCTAGAATCCGCCGAGCAGTTCCGGTCACATTTTCCGGTATATCGAGTTTAGTCATCGTCTGTCTCCTCCAACTGGCTCACGGTGATTTCAACGTGCGGTTGCTCGTCGCCATTGAAGCCGCCCCAATCGAACAGTTCATTCGGCGTCGTCAGAATAGGATTTCCGAGATACATCAATTCAGGTTCGCACTGTTCAAACATGACAACTGCCCCTGATTTGCCTTGCCCAAGTGAATAACCGAATTCCCACGATGCCGACCGGCCAGACGGCAAGACCAGAACACACGCATCGCAGGCATTAAGAGCATCGATATCACTCTTGAATCCCTCTTTTGCAATAGGGTGCTCCAATGCGTCTCGATACTGTTGTGGCGTCCAATTCTCCCAATCAGGGTGAATTTCTCGCCAACTGAATCCATGCTTCGGGTTACGAAAGTCGTATACTTCGTGTCCGCATTTTTGCAACATCACGATAACGGCAGGCTGCAATAGATTTCGCCATGAGCTTGCAACGTAAATTTTCATTAGTCTGTCTCCTCCAACTGGCTCACGGTGATTTCAACATCCCGACAACTCGTCGCCTTGCTTTAGTCCCGTATTGCATGTCTTACACCAGGCGACGAGATTAAATATTTTAACGCGGTCATAGTCGAGAGTGGATTGCTTACAGACAGGGCAGACGATTCTGACATTCGCTGACATTGAATTATCGCGTTGGTCTCGCTGTACCGCACATATGACAGCCATCAGATTTTCGTTTGTCCATTTCATCCATCCGTCTCCTCAAGTAGATCTTGTAACTTTCGAGAAGCGTCAACTATTTGCCTCGTGTCCATAGACTTGCATCTGCAACAGCGTGTCCAAGGGTCTATATTATCTACGTGTAACCCAACGTGTCCGCATTCCCAGCACCTTCGCCATTGCAGCATAGATGCAGCCTCAAGCATCTGAATAACTGTCGGGTTCTCGGCAAGTTTATTCTTCAGACGCTCGCACTCACTACACAAATCTGCAACCATCGGAACCAGGTCTGACCCGTACCACGGTGCGTCTGGGTCAGATAAAAATTCTCTAATAAGGTCTATGGTTTCAGGCATCGTCGGTCTCCAGTTGGATCACAGTGATTTCAACGTGCGGCTGCTCGTCGCCGGCAGCGTACATCTTCGTAATCCGCCCGTCCCACACTTGCCCGTCATCAATCCATAGGGTCCCGGTTAACGCATCGAGCACGGCTTTGTCGAGATTATCGCGGTCGTTGCGTTTGATAATGTACGGCACACGCGGCATTGGTCTTCGCTTCCACATCATTTTTTTCGGACGCGGCATCAGAAAAAAACAATCAACTTTTAGTGCACCGTCAAGCGGTGGTCCTGAATAGACTTCCCGAGCCGCCAGCCGAACCGTCGCTTTGAAGTCATTCACAGCGTGTTTTGATGGTGTGTAATTCGCGACAAACTGACGTTTTCCTTTCCCGCGAATTGCGTGCCGCTGCCTCGGTTGTGCGACCGGGACCGCCGGTACCTGGATGGTGATTCGGATTTCAGTCATCGATTAGCACCTCGTAACCGAAGACGACTCGACGCCACGAGTTGCCGACCCCTGGCCCCCCCCCCTCGTTCCACTTAAGACGAATCAACTCAAGCAACCTCGTATCATCGACGCCATCAGGTTCTGCGTCTTCGTCCGTGGTGTAACTTCCCCACACAATAACTTCTTCGATCATCTCAAAAAACTCACGCACTCGCCGCAAGTCGTCGGCAGTCGCCTTCGCCATTTTCATCGCTCACCCCTTCAATTCCGATCGATAGCTTGGCCAGTTGCAATGCAAACACAGCGATCCGTGTTTCAGCCTGTCAATTACTTGCGACCCAATACGAGTCTTGGCGTCATCTGCATCCTCAAAGTTCGCCGAGACGAAAATCGGTTTCAACCTACGGTATCGCCAGTCAATCAGCCGAAACAAAAACTCAGCTTGCCCTTCTTTTAGCTCGCCCCACGGTGGAACCGGGTCGGAGATCACCAGCACGTCCGGCCGTTCGTATTCTTTAAGTAAATCCTTTTCTGACGACTCGCGGCGAATGGAATCACGTCGTTCCGCAAACAGATCCATGCCGTTTGTCCATTTGACATTTCGACCAGCCATCACAACTTTATGAGCCATGCCGACGAGCAAATGATCCTTGCCAACGCCTGGGGGGCCATATAAGACGATCCCACACCCTTCCTTGAGGTTTACATCAAGATCGGCAACAAAACGCCGTAGAGAGGCAACTACACCGCCCTGAGAGTCCGTTGAGACCTCAAAGTTATCCAGCCGGCACGATTTGTATCGCTCGCCGATATCAACCACCAATTCTCCCCACGCGCATTTCATGTCATCCAGACTCATTCCCTCAGAGCGTGGCTTTGTGCTCGGGGTCGTACACTTCGCCAGCACCGAGGTCACGTGTTTTTCGAGTTTTGTCAGATTTCCATTCGCTTCGATCATCATTCCACCTTTCTTGGTTAAACCAAGTTGCTGGGTACGGCGTAAACTGCTGCTCAGAAGCCGCCCGAGACTTCGCGTATTCCTTTACGGCTGCGAGAAGTTCGCCATTGCTGATTTTTGTCAAAGCCTTCTCAATTGCCTGGATTGCCTTTACTTTCCCAACTTTTCTAGGATACGCATCATAAATCGTCTCAATCTCATTGAGATCATTTTGAGCAATAGTCTTCTTAGGGATAGGGATAGGGATAGGGATAGGAGGGAGGGTCACCGCTTTATCACGTTTCAATCCCGTTTCTATCACCGCTTTATCACGTTTCAATCTCTGCTGTGGAGGTAATGTGGTGATAATAACCTCGTCAACTGGCGAATCATCCAAGTGTTCATACAGTTCGGGGACCATTCCCCAATACAACCCAATTTTTCGTTTCCCCCTAGATTCATAATGAAGCCATCCAGATTCGACTGCCGATTTGCGTGCTCTGTCAAGACGACCCCAGCTTGTGAATCCGAGTATTGGTATCAACTGACCGTTGTAGAAACTGACTGGACCACTGTATCGCTTGGAATCCTCCACATGCAAAACGACAGCAACTAAAAGCATTGCATCGCTGCCAATCTCTTGAGCCGCACAAACCTTTGTCATCAGCCGAAATGTTCGGTGTGCGAAATGCGAACTCCTTTTTGGATATTCGGCCATAGCCCCCTCCGTGCGGACACAAAAAAAGAGTTCGACAACGAAGTAACCATGGTGGAAGCCACCCAGCAAGCTGGGTCGGTTACTTCGTTGCAGAACTCTTGTTTCGTTTTTATCTTCATGGCTTCCACCAGAATGCACATTAACACTACTGATGTGCGAAGTCAAGAACTCCGTTTCGTTCGCTCCGTCAGTCATCTTCCTCAGATAGTTCCCACTTGCGGGAATCGCTAAGAAGTACAGAAAGGCGGTCAAACATCATGTCGAGACAGTCCGAACACAAATTGAACGTCTGGATGTACTGACAACCTGCACACTTGGAATTTTCGTAGACACTCAAGTCTACAATGTGCAAATCTGTTTGTTTGCCGCATCGATGACACATTTTTATTCGGTTTGCCTTTCGGAATTTTGTTCCTCCATTAGCTTCAGTACTTCTTGAGTGGTGCGTTCAGTTAGTTTGGTTTTTGTCATTTTCACGATGCTACCAATTTCTGGGTGCAAGGCTTCCCACGCCCTGATTTTAGATACTGCCAGAACAAAGACTTCGTTGTGGTGGTTGTCGTCCCAATCGCCACTGTCTTCAAAAACGAACAATTCGCGTCCGTCGTCACACTCTCCACGTCGCAGCCAGTCGGCGAACGAGCCTACTACTTCGGCCGGCGGTTTCTTGGTTGTCATTGGGTTTCTTTCTTAAAATAGTGAATCCTGTTTCTGATCGATCAGAGCAGACTCAACATTCTTTTTCGCTTGTCGAAAATACGACTCTTTCAGTTCAACACCGACACCCCGGCGGCCGTTAATCACTGCCCCATAAACCTCAGAGCCAACCCCCATAAACGGAGTCAGTACAGTTTCACTGGGATTCGACCGAAGAACAATAATCCGTTCGATCACATCGAGCTGCAGTGGATGCAAGTGACGTTCATCGTCTCCTTCCTTGCTTTCCTTGAATGGAAGTACTCGCCCTATTCGGACGTCGTCCCAAAATGCAGAGGCATATTGACGCCAGATCCAGTGTGAGAATCTATTTTCACGCTGCTTACCTTTGTATTCTCGATACCGATATAAATCGGTTGGAATGTCCCGTTCTCCAGCGTATTCAAGCAACCCGACAGGATGTTCTATTGGAATCGGGTTATCACCCTTTTTCCTAAACAGTAATAAGTAATCGGCACCGGCAACGTCACACAGAGATGAATCTTCTACTATTTGTCGATGTGCGAGCCCTCTAGCCATCGTCCGGTTCCGAACAGCTAGCGGTTCTTTCCAAATACAATGCTTCGCCCAATACCAGAACCCGAGACGCTCGTGCAGCCGGATAATATCCCCCGGAAAGTCAGTTAGACCACGCTCTCCGCTACGCGGCACGTCAATACAATGTACGGCAGTAAATCGACCGGGCAGAGTAACACGGTTGATCTGTGAAACCAGAAAATCATAATGCTCAAAAAACTCATCGTAGGTTCTGGAGTTTGATAGGTCCCGGTCAGAGGAAGTATAGTTGTAGATTGCTCCGCCATCTTCAGTCGCGAACGGTGGCGAGTAAACTGATAGGTGGACTGATTCGTCGGGCAGTGTCTGGATGACCTCACAACAGTCACCGTTATAGATTGCATACTGGTCGGTGATCTCCTGGTCGATTGTATTATTTACAGGCATTCCGCGTTCTCCGTAATAAAAGTACGTATACGGTGAGTCGGGTGAAACCACTCTGTCCCGCCACCAGTCTTATGGGACGCAAATCTGACGTGAATTGCTTTCTCCTGCCGCTCAGATCCGGACATTTTAGCGAAGAGATTTAGAGGCTCAGATTCTCCCGTCTGTAATTCATTGAGTCGTCTAAATGGATCACCACCAGTCCACCCGATTTTGATATGGCCGCGAGTGTTCTTGATAAAATAGATTGTTCCACCCGGCATAGAAAAAAGAGTCCCTGCCTCAAGATTGCCTTTTGTTATATCTTTTTTCTTTCGAGTTGATTTGCGTTCGCGAATAAATGTCAATAAAATATACGATTGTTTCCATGGCCATTCGGCCGGATCTCCACCACACTCTTCGATCCACACATCTTTGATCAGGTTTTCTAGTTTGCAAATACATTCAGGGTTTCGCACCCAATCTTCACTCCCAGGTTTTAAGCCGAGAGATTCCATGTCGTAATATACCTTCGAGCAGCAATCCTCTAGGATCTTATGTGTTTTATTTTCGTTCAGTTTGTTAGCCATTCTGGTGTCCTCGCCACTTCTGTGAAATTATCACTGGAATTTAGGTGAAGCTCATTTGACACTGCTTTCGTGACTTCAGTAAACATCCTGTCTGCCTGATCCGACTTCCTCTTTAGATTCCTTAAGACGTTGACCTCGCCCTCGGTAACTATCACATCAACTGTCACTTTTCGCGTTTGTCCGAACCTCCAGCATCGCCGGACTGCCTGATAGTATTGCTCAAATGAATGCGACGGAAACATAAACACATCAGAGCAATGCTGCCAATTAAGCCCCCAGCAACCAATCTTCGGCTTTGTGACGAGCACCCTTAATTCACCCCGCGAGAACGCAAGTAGTCTCTCCTCTTTCGCTTCGTCACTCATTGATCCCTTAACCTGTAACGCATCGGGGATCATCTGCTCGAGCCTGTCGGCCTCATCGTTCAGATGACACCAAGCGACAGCGGGCCGACTCCCATTGATTGCATTAGCGACCACCTCGCATCGCTCTTCAAGCGTATTGCGTCGATCTTCACGTTGTTCCTGCAGGTCCCTTGCTGGCGTCGTAAAGAGTTGCCCCGATCGCGGCTTTGTGTTTTCCAACAGGGTTTCTTTCTCGATCAATTCCGGAAGCACAAACAGGTCGTCGCTGAATCCTAGATCCGAGGGCTTCCTGATTGCTCGGGCCCATGAACAAACCCATCTCCAGAAGGGATGCTCTGCATGCCCTCGAAAACGATACTTCAACCGCCCCCATGCATGATGATTGGTGGAGTCTTCTTTCTTGAAAAACTTAGTGATCATATCTGTATAGCCGAGATACCCAAGAGCTTCCGATGAGGTTCCCATTTCTTGAAAATCGTTGGGGGAAGCAGTAGCCGTGCAGAGGAGCCGATACGGTATCAGTCTCATGAATTCAGTGACGATTGCTTTGCGTTTTCCGTTGAAGTTCTTGATTGCAGATGACTCATCACATACCACCCCTGCGAAATCCGACTGATCGAAGTAATGCAATCGTTCGTAATTCGTGACGATGATTTTCTTCTGCGTGCTAAACTTCCCGTCCCTCGACTGTTCACAATCAATTCCGAATTTTTCTCCCTCTTCAATCGTTTGTCGAGAGACAGCTAGTGGGGTGACAATAAGGACCGGTTTGTTTGTTTTCTCAATTATGTTTTGTGCCCACACAAGCTGCATCGGAGTTTTTCCGAGACCGCAATCTGCGAAGAGAGCTGCCCGTCCTTTTTTGATTGACCATTCGACTAGAGACCGCTGAAAATCAAATAAGAAATCAGGAACCCAAAGGGGATCGAAACCACTCATTGAATCGAGTTGCGACTTACTAGCTATGAACGTTTCGTATCGTGTCGCCATGCAATGATTCCCCAAATCGCCAACCCAAAATAAATTGCCTGTAGAAACGCCTGGGAGTAGATACCGTGCCATAGGTCGATTGCAGTCCAAGCTAGGTTCGTGAATCCCCATATATAGAAGCACTCACGCCGCTTGCGGATGTTGAGGACGACGCCTATGAGCGACAGTGCGACGATGCACCACTTGAAGGCTTCAAACATCTTTCAACCTATATTCCTTACAGTAGTTTCCATCCCTCTTCTCTAGTTTTTTTTGAAATGCTAGGTAATTAACCTCATTCCGGGCAATTTCTTCTTGTCCTTGAATAATCCTGAGATCATCAGGTATTTTTTTCTTATTGGCGCTGAGCGATCCCCTACTTAAAAATCTCCTCATCGCTCTCTCGGGTCGCACTAGATGTGCACCAACTGCCATTGCTTCTTGAGCTGTGTGCCACTCCCCGTCTGCAAACAAGGCGTTTATGGCAATCCTCACGGCACTAATTTTCTTACTTAAAAAGACCGTTGATGGCTCTTCGGATTGATGGCCAGTTGGCTTTTTTTGATTTGAATTCATCACTATCCCTGTCATAATCAATCCCGGAAACTAAGTCGCCACTACCATTTACAAATGACGCCATCTTGTTATAGGTTCTATTAAATTGTGCATGTTTATCCATCGTAATTCCTCCACGTTTTCGCGGAATTTCTGACTTGCGATCCTCTAAAATATCTTCAAGAAGGACAAGTTGCTTTGCTTCCGTCCTTTGTTCATTGATGTCGTCCATAAATCCCCCTAATCTGATAGCGGTGACTGATGGAATCGACGCTAACTTTACAGACTCCCGCAAAATGTTATCACTGTGCATAACCTTATTTAGATGGATCATATGACTTTGGCTCAGGCTTTGCGTTTTCAGTCCTAGAGAATTGCAGTGCTGTCGAACTTTCATTCCTTTCAAGTATGTTTGCAGTGTTCCAGTCTTAAGTCCACATTTTTTAGCGGCCTCTGCAGCAGTACACCCTGTTTCAGATTTAATGTCGGCTGCAAACGCAATTGCTTGTGACTTATTTTCTCGTAGTCCCTCTTTTCGATTAGATAAAAATGCAATGATCCGGTAGTCGATTTCGTGCTTTAGTTTAATTATGTAGGCAGTTACATGAGTAAACCCAGCTTCTTTTGCACCGTGACATCTGTGATTTCCACAGACTATTACATATTGATTGCCTTCCATTGCGAGGCAAACATATGGGAATGGATCTCCATTGAGCATCCCTAATCCGTATTCTTCGACTGTTGATTCATCCAATTTACGACCAACACGTCCCGCATTTTGGGAACTTTTACCCCAGCTGATTTTGCTTAACGGAACTTTGTGAATCTCCCATTTAATCCCCTCATTTTTCAGTAGGTATTCGGTTTTAATGCACGTGACAAAATTGATAGGCGTCATAATATTATCCTCAAAAGTCCTGTCTAAAAAACGGGACGCCCGCACTGGGCCAGCATACTACGGACGTCCCGCCCACCTGGTGGGGCAACAAGCCCCAGTCAGTTCTTCAGTTGATTTCTTGTTCTCTTGTAGTTCTGATGTCAAGCCGAGTGAAATATTCCATCGCAATTTCTGTCTCTAGTCCATCGTATGGTCCCAAAGAAATGTAACCGCCGCTGCCGGAATCAGCGGGGTACAGAAGACAAAACCCGATACGCATGTCACCGCTCGAAATTTGCTGACACCCGCCGTCCTTGGGACCGCCGAAAAACTTGAGTATTATGGTTGCCATTATTTATCCTCTTCGTCTTCATCTTCTTTTTTCGTGCGATAGAACGACGCGGTTCGCTTCGTAGTTTTCGGCTTGTCGAAACCATAGATGTCGCCGGCATCAGTCCGAATGTCACCGTTGACCTTCACATAGCTCTTCGCCAAATCTTCCATTTCCTTTAGCCGTTTCTTGACAACAATCATCCGCTTGACCCATAGCTTCGGATCGTAACTGCAATCTTTGACCTCGATATCCGCAGCCGGACAACGAATCGCATAATCACAGATACGACACTTCTCACGCACGGGCCACGTTGGAACGTCTTCAATAGGCGTCAGTCTGTTCTCAAACCAGTTCTGTATCGCCATCTGGATGCGAGTCCGTATTGGGCCAAGATCCGTTCGGCGAAACTCAACCGCCCAAGACACAAGGTTGTAACGAGTGTTCCACACAGAAATTCTGACAGCTTCGACTTCGGGATAGTTCATCAGCACAAGAAAAGCGTGTAGCTGGAACTGGAACGATTCACTCACTGCCTGTTCGTTGAATTTCTTCCTGCCCGTTTTCCAGTCGATCTCTGCCAGCAATGCCGGCGAATCTGTAGCATGCAGCAAATCCAACTCCGACGTGACGCGAACCTTCAACGATTCGAAGTCATATGAGAGTTGCCCCGACAACTCGCCCGCACCGCCGTCGAATCGAAGGATGTTTTGGAAGTGCAGTCCAGTTAAGAATTCGGAGAACTTATAGATACTGTATCGGAAGCCATTGATCACTTCCGGCTGCAGGTCAGTCCGCGATTCCCATAGTTCTCTCTCGATCTCGTTACGCAAATCGTGTGGACTCAGCACGCCCTGCGACTCGATATAGGTTGTGATCGTACGGCTGATAGCCCGATGGATTTCTTCGCCGGACTCAGCGATCGCAGGCATTGAACATGAATGCGTTTCTGAGAGCCGAGCCTGTGCTGGGCACTCCGCGTACATCTGTAGGATCGAGCGGTCGAGCACGGTGTAATCGTCATCTAGGAAGTCAAATGTCATTTCGTGGGTTCCCCTCCCCGTTCGATAGCTGCCCGCTCGATACACTTCGCAAGCATCATCGTCGTCCAGGACGAAAGTTTGCGTAGTTTATCTTCATCAATTTCGAGGATCGCAGACGCCCAGGCTGCGAAAGCGTCAGAATCGGAGTTGTATGTGCCCCACTCATCCACCAGAGTTTTTAACTGCTCTTTCGTTACACGCTCGCCGCGCGGCTGCGTCTTCGGTGACGATGCATCGTGTATCGGGTTCTCATGCTGAGGCGGTTCACCCGCAGCCAGTCCGTCGTCGTCCGTCGTGTCGATGCCAAGAGCACCAGTCAATGCGTAGCGACGAGCAAAAGAAATTGCGCTAGCAATTTTTTGGGTGTCGTTGACTCGCATTTTCGCATCGATACGAATCGGAAACTTTGATGTCTCTTTCGCTCCGTCACGATGGCGAACCGTGCAGGTGACGTGCTTATCGTCGTCAGTGACACTGAAAGAAACAGACAACCCCAACTCATCCAGCAGCGGACGAATCGCAACTTTAATATCGGTTAGACTGGCAAACTTATATTTTGGGCCGCTTGGAATGTTCACATCATTCTGCTTCAAAACCGGCGGGCAACGGCTCTGAAACTCATTCAACGCCTGAACCAAGGCAGCTTCCGCCCGTCGTTCCTCGAACCGCTCATAAAGTGCCGCGAGCCGTTCAAAAGTATCGACATCGGCACTTTGCTTAACGGCAAGTTCCAACAGTCGAGCTGGTTCAGACAGCACGATTGACACATCCTTGCTTTCAGCCGGCACAAGACTCTGTTGTTTTTCACTCACGGCGTCTCCAGTTTTTTAATCAGACCATCTCATACTTAACATTTGGCAAAAACGTCCCGTCGTGGTCGATAATGTTTTGCATGATCATAATCATTCGGTCTTCGTGATTGGGGATTTCGTCGAACCACGTGTATTCAAATGCGTGTTCAATGTTTGAGGTCTGTTTATTTGAAAAATACGGATATAACCAATTGGAATAATTAAAAGAATCTGTATCCTTAATCCAACGTCCGTTGGATAGATTGTATTTGGCGACGAATAGTGCTCCAACCGCGCACGCTCTGCAGGGTTCGCCGGGGGCAGGACGTCCACAGTGTTCTACTTTTTTCAAATAGAACCCCTTTGACGCTTCAATTATTCCGGCGTGAATCTGCTTTATTACGTCCTTCGCAATCGCAACCCGTTGCTGCGGCTTGGTCATTCTGTCAAACTTTGTTTTCTTGGGCATTGACTGATCTTCCCCATGTTTTATTGGTCCTAAAAAAACCGGCCATCCGTGGCCGCGTGGCGATCCGTCAAGTCACCCATCCATGGGTTCTATGTCTGCGGAAACCGGACCGGCTGACGGTATCCAATCAGATATTTCCGCCCGGTGAATTGGAATCTCTTTCGGTGCATCAAATCCCAATCGTACCTTGTCGCCTCGGATTTCGACGACCATAATCTTGATGTCGCCGATGATGATCTGTTCGTCTACTTTTCTAGATAATACAAGCATCCCTGCCTCCTTGTTATTAGTCACTGTCCACGAACAACTTGGTCTCGAAGAACCATCGGGACCCGAATTCGTACTCACGGTATTCGATCCAGCCCCGCTGCCCGATTTTTGGGGTCCTGGTGTTGATGGCTCGGCGATCCAATCGATATGTTTTTCCGTTGTCGCATAAAATGAGCACGACTGCGTTGTTCCAGCTGTCTGTTGTAGACCCGACGATCACAGCATTACTGATGGTTGCCGTCGCCTGGGTGAGGTCGGTTGTTTTCGGTGCTGTGCTCATACCGGCACATCCTCGCCGGTTGCTTTGAAGATTACTTGACGAGCCATTTCAAAAAAGTAATCTGCTTTTTCAAGCTGGAATCCAACCGGTCCTGAACGGTTCCGGTAATCCACAATTTTTTCGCACGTTGCCAGTAGGTCCGGCGCGGTTGCAATCAAGCGGCCGTTGGCCCTTGCCTCTTCACTCCCCTTGTTTGTGTCTTCGTGCCACGCCGGGTAGAGAACGCTCGCAATGGGATAAAAATTTCCATTCCAATAACGCCTGATAAACCGGCTGCCTTCACTCCACTCCCATTCTCCTGGCGTGTGTTTCGATGTGCTCACACCGGCACCTCCTCGCTTACATCTTTCAGGGAAAGGAAGCTGTCAGGGCATTCGTATCGATAAACTTCTTCTACACGCTCCGGCTCGGCGGGCACGGTGAATTCTTCCGTGGCGGGGATTGTCTTCTCCCCAACTTTGATACGCTGACAGGTGAGTTTTTTTGCGATTGTGAACTGAAGTTTTGAATATCCAAACATGATGTTTGCATCGAGATAATTACCTTCAGCATTTTTTTCAACGTTGCCAGCGGCAGCGACCGTTCTGCCAAACTCCGCTTTGTTTCTGCAAAAAACAGTTTTGTATATGTCTCCATACTCCAGGTCCTCATCAAACGGACGCGACTCCAAGTAATCGGCAATCTCACGCAGCGTGCGAACGAATTGCTGCTTGTTGGTTTCTGACATGGCGTTCTCCTGGTTGCGTCCCGGTCCGCCGATGACGGAGAGGGACAAGGTTCAATTAAAAAAGTCAGTCAAACAAAAGTTTAACTGACTGCGAATATAACAAGAGTGTTATAACCTGTCAAGCGGGTTTTTTCTTTTTTTTCTTGCGTGGACGAAACTGCTCAACGGGCACAGAGAGTACTTCTGCGAGATTGAAAAGTTGAGTTGCGTCAGGGCAATGGTGCCCATTTTCCATCCGATTGATCGTAGCAAACGCTACTCCAATTTTGTCGGCAAGCTCTGTTTGAGTCATGCCGAGATTGAGGCGTAATACTCTCATGGTGTCACCAAAGCACGCGATTAAATCTTCTCTTCGGATTACAGTTGACATATTATTAGTATAACAGTATTGTTATTGCGTGTCAAACTAAGTGAGTCACCGGGACGTCCAGACAACAGGTCGATCGACGCCTTGTAACCGAAAGGAACCTTGGCCATGTCATGGGCGTCCCAACTTTAAGTTCAACAAAACTCTATTCACGGAGGATAACAAATGAAATTTCCCGAAGAGATGATCAAAATCGTGAAGGACGCCAACGCGAATAACCCGTCGAAGCCCGAAGATGCCACAGCTGCGGCACTGCTGGGGATCACTCGCATGTCGTCCTATGACGATTTGGTTGTAATGCTGGTTGAGCAAGCTGTCAAAAATCTAATATTTGACGAAAGGCACTTAATCAACGTCAGAATCAAGTATCAAGCGGGTGCGTATAATACCAAAACCAAGACTGTGGTAGGCGACTCATCCGCTGTGATGCGTGCAGAAATATCCGCCTATCTTTACAACGTTGCCGGAACGTCGCTGGGCGAGGTGCTGGGCAAGGACCTCTTGGACATCGCGGACATCGAGGATAACAGAGCCGAGGGTCACGTTTTTAATTCCCGGCTGTTGCGTCGTCTGTCGGACGTCGTTCCGGATGACAAGAAAGTAAAGAACGCGATAACCGACAAGAAGCTGAAGGCTCTGTTTTCCGAGTTGCAGGCAGTGCCGGGACGGAAACAGGCAGCCGCCAGCGATCCAAACGTAGATAAGGTATTGGCGGGTGCGTAATTGAGACAGGTGGCGGATGGACGATTCGAGGTGTGAAACCGAAAGTGGCGCTGTCCAGCCGCTCATCGCAGCCGGGCGAGAAAGCCTGTGAAATCGAAAGGTCCGTTGCCCGGCTGTTTGAACAACGAAGCAGTTAGACGAGGGTGTGCGTGAAACCGATTCATAACCTGTCCATCTGCTTCAGCCGGGCGAGTCCTGTATTGAAACCGATTCAAGCTGTGTCTATCTGCTTCAACCGGGCGATATGATCGATGCAACCGAAAGGGAGAATGCCCGGCTGTTTGAACAACGAAGCAGTTAGACGATCTCCCGTGTGAAACCGAAAAGAAACCTGTCTAGCTGCTTCAGCCGGGCGATGTCGTGTTTGAAACCGATTGAGCCAATGCCCGGCTTTTAGAACAACAGGCGAGGGAAACCATGAAACCGAGGGGCGATTTGCCTGTTTTATTACTGAGTTATCGGGCGAGTGCCTCGATGAAACCGAGAGACGTTGTGCCCGATTTTGTGACTGGCGACATCCGCTTTGAAACCGACTGAGGCTGTGCCAGTCTTTTACGAACGAAGGATCGAAAGATATTTTGTAACCGACGAGGTTGATGATCCTTCTTAACCCGTGGGCGAAATTCAATCTGAAACCGAGACCCCATGTGCCTACGCTTTTAGGAGAAACCGATGACCAAAACCGAGATTGCTGAGACCTGTACCGGACTGCAAGCACTGCAGCGACAGCGCGCGTGGTACATCAAGTCGCGTAACATGATGGGAAACCGCCTACAAGCGACCGTGGCGGGGATGCAAGGCTACAATAGCGGGCTGAAAGAGGCCGAGCGTAAGAAGCTGTTTCTTGAAGCCGGTAAGCACATCAAGAAAGTCGGCAGAGGTGAGGCGGAACAGAACCCACTGATACTGACTGGCTTGATAGCAATCAAAGCCTTCGAAGATGAAAAGAAATCTACCGAGAAAGAAATGCTCAAGCTGGTAAAGCAACTGCCTGTCGCGTCATGGGTCGAGAAGCCGGAACAACGCGGATTCGGTCTGTTGTTCCTTGCAATCGTCGTTGGCGAAACGGGTGACTTATCAAACTATTCCAACCCCGGCAAACTCTGGCGTCGGCTTGGCTGTGCTCCCTTTACCAAAGGCGGCGAGACGCTGATGGGTGCAACTTGGCGGGGACGCGGTAACGGAAAACGCGGTGAGAAACTGCACGCTTCGGATTGGGAAGCGTTCGGCTATTCGCCACGGCGGCGGTCGATTGCGTTTCTGATTGGTGAGAATATTGTTAAGCAAAATTGGATTGTGGCGGACGGCGAGGACGAGCGTGAAACCGAGGATTATTCTGCCGTTCCGCTGCAATCCGATTGTATTGATGAGTCCGGCGACAGAGGCTTTGAAACCGATGCCCCCGGTGCCGACTCATCTGACGAACTCGATACGCCCGGCGAGCTGGGCGGTGAAACCGAGAAACGTATTGCCGGGCCGTATCGAGAACGTTACGATGAAGCAAAAAAACGAGCCGCCAAGATACACCCTGAATGGATCCGCTGCGACAAGTGCGACGGGACCGGCAAGCTCGAAGCTAAGAAGTGTGGCAATTGCAAAGGCACGGGTGAACTTTTAATGCACTGCCATCGGCACGGCATGCTGCTAGCGACGAAGCGTCTGTTAAAGAAGCTGTGGCAGGAGTGGAATCAGTCGTTCGGCGAGGGTCTGTGTGAAACCGAAGAGGCAATTGCCGAACTTGTGGAAGTTTGACCCATCGAAGGTCGAGTTGTAACCGAGGGTGATGTTGATGGGTCTTAATACGAATCGGCGAAGTTGAACATGAAACCGAAGGGGAATTTGCCGATTGAAACGGAACCAGCAGGGCGGCGACAGAGGCGATGAAACCGAGGCTATTATTGCCGATCTTGCTGGTTCCGCAGAATGCAACGGCTCGGCGATGTCAAAAATGAAACCGAGCACGTCTTTGCCGAGCTTTTTGAGACGCGGGGCGGCTGGAATGCGAATGCTTTTAACCAAATCTAATTCGCCAATATTTCAGTCGCTCCGTTCTTTTCAGCCATGAGACAATCTAATGCCAACCCCAGCCTACGACCCAACACCGGAGCAAATCCGCAAGATCTGCGAGGAGATCCAGGCGACCTGGACAGACCAAGAACGCCGGAAGCGAGCTGGTGGCAGCTTCGCGGAACCTTACTTGTGCCTAGATCGACGGCATCGCATTCGCGGCGATCGCGTGCCTAGATCTGACGTAACTAGCAGGGATTTCGGCGAATTGTAGAGAAACCACATTGGTAGTCAGCACAGCCCTCACAGCACGCGACGTCGTCAAGAGCCTTGCCCAACGTGCAGCTTCCGTGGACGGCACAATGAAACGTTTTCACCTTGACGGTCCCACAGCAAGACGGGCAATCGATGCGTCCGTTTTCTTCGCCGATGTGGGTGCAGGGTTCGACTTGCGATTTCTTTTCAATACTGTTCGGAACATTTACATACGGGCAATCACGCCACTCACCGTTAAAAAAACGAAGGCATGTGCTTTCCGAAACAATTCCTGGTGTTCCGAGAATTCGGTTTGATGCACAGTATACCTTGCCGTTCGATTCTGTGTTTGATCGATGAACGCACTCTGGAAGAGGAGGCTTGTTCATGCTGGGGCTATCGTGATTGTACTTGGCAGATTATTGCATTGTGAACTTGACGAGGCTAGCGTCATAACATTACTTCCAAGACAATCAAATGACGCTAACGAACGGGTCCATCTCCCAATAGTAGGATTTCCCTGCGCTGTTAGTACCCATTCCACACCAAAAGTTGTATTTAAGACCCAGAGTTCGCCTGTTCCAGGGGGAGAAAAACAACTTGATTGCGCTGGTTCACTCGCCCATGTACAATCAATTCCAAAGTCGGGGAGTTGAATGTCAGTTCCGTTAAAAACTGAACATGTTGAACAATCTCCATTGGTTATACCTGAAACTGTGATTTTCCATACCGACGGAGCTAAATCGGTACACTCGGAACAGGTAATACCGCAACACGGACACTCCGGCCAAAAGAACTCCGGCGGCCACGGCAGATGGAAAAGCTTTGAAAGCATCAGCATTCCCCGGCAATCAGTTCCCACCCGCCGCCGATGAAGATTGCGGTGCACCACTTGCCTGTTTCCAGGTCGGCGAAGCGATTGTAAGCATCTGGAGAGATTCCAGTGGTGGTCTCGCTGCCTTTTGTCGTCCCGGAATACAAATCAATTGTCTCGGTTGCACCCTTGTCGTGAGCAATAGTCGTCTTGGCAAGACTGATATTCAGACCGGAACCACCCCACCGCCCGCGATGCCCCCGCGTGTTCCGCATGCGGTTCGCTTCGGCACGGACGATAACCTCTATCTCCGCAACCGCATCATCGGATAGGTTATTCGACACGGCCTACCCCTTGATGTCACAGAGGAGCCATGCAGCCCCGATTATGCCGATTACAGCCCCTGTGGCCGTATTGTCACGAATGGCTGTATGGATTCGAATATCGAGGATATCACCCGCCACAAGTGCTGATGACGTTAGGTCGAAATCAATATCCGCAGCAGTCAGAGAATTAATTGTGGTCGCTGCGGTCGTCACCAAATCGGCAGACAAGCCATCCTCCAAGTCGCTTTCAAACGCGACCACATCCAAATTAGCCGAAACATCTGCCACTGTCGTCTTCATCCCCGCATGAAATCGCAGTTTGACAGTTTCACCTGTAACATATTCTGGAGGCAGTGCCACCATGCAGCGGGCGAAGTTATCGACAACAGCATCGTTGTTCTGGTGATCTTCGGTCTGTAAGCTCGGCGGGTTCGTCGCCCACGTACCCCCCACAAGCCCTAAATCGTCCGTCAAGGGCGTTCCGGGCAGGTTTGTGTGATATGCGTCAAACACGCGCCACGCGGTCCATGGGATGGCATATTTTGCCAACGACTCCTGTAAGAGGTCCGAGCGGTTGATCTGGGGGTTTGTTCCGAGAATCAGTACGGATTTTTGAAAAAGGACGTCTTCGGTGAAGGTTACTGTCATGATTAATTCCCAAAATATTGCAAAGTACTAAAATGGCAAATCACCAAAATCGAATTCGTGGTAAATGTTGTGAGTTCTAATTGTCACATTATCCAATGTCGGGTCCACAAGCCTTTTACCGTTGCCGTCGAGAGGGACGGGAATGCTGACTGGATTTCCATCATCGTCAAGTATAGCAATTCTTTTTGTATCCACAGTTGGATGGATTTCCATCAACCCGACATCCTGAGCTTCCAGTTGCCAAGTTAGCCTCTGGATGTGAATCGTCGCGCTGATTCTCCGGAACCCTGTTAGATTTCTAAACTCTTGTTTCCCGGCCGTCACTTTTTGAATCTTCGCTCTCTTGATGGGAACATTCAGGCCGTCGATCGTTACCGGCTCTGAATTCAGTGCGTCTTCAATGCTCAAAAACCACGGCGGGATTGACAAAACATTTCGTGTCATCGTGACGGAAAGCCTCGAATCATCACGTTCAAACGGAGGGTCATAGAAATGTCCCGCGCTGTTCACTATCGCTTTTCCATCTAAATCAATCACAACCGGCTTCTGAAATTGCTCCGTGTCCCACGTAAACTCCGTTGGATCAACCAGCGGGTTGGCAGCCAGTTCTTGTTCCGTGGAATAGCTTGCCGTCACAATCCATATTCTTGGCGAAAACGCCTCCTGGTCCGCTCTCACGTTCTGGCAGAACGCCTGGTTGTCTTCTGGAAACCGATCGCCAATTTTAGGCGTCCCCGTAAACGTCGCCTCAACCGCCGTGTCGAAATTTGAGTTTGTCTCAACGCGAAACACACGGGTGTATCGACGCCCGCCTTTCAGGTCGCCTTCACCGCCGCGGCCGTCCCAGATTTCTTTTACTCCGTTTTCGATGATTGCCATTTTATTTACGGCTTGAACGTTTGGACTGTATTGCCCTGCTCGATCTTCCTTTCTATCTTTTCGATTCCCGCCGCTATTTTTGCCGAACTCTTCTTGATTTCCTCAGTATTATTGGCCGTCTTCTCTTCCGGCTTTCTCCCGCGTGATGCGTTGAGGATACTGGAGATCGCTTCGCGGGAACCGGCCGTGGCGATACCGGCGAGTCGCCGTCCAGGTTTGGGAGTTGCTTGCGAGCCTAATGCAGCGGCACGTTCTCCCAACTTATTCCTAAACGCACCGAATTCCTGTGGCGTAAGAAACCCTGCATCATTCAATCGCTTCACTTCTTTGAATTGGTCTACAATCTTGTCGAGCGGAGACTTGAACAACTGCTTGAGACGTTCTACGGATTTTTTGTTGTTTTTCAATAATTTCTGCTCTGCATCACGCCTTTGTTTAATTCGATCTGCATCAATCAAGAAGTCGAGATTTGGGCCTGGACCGGGAGTAACGCCCTTCAACGCCTTCTTTTCAGCCGCTTGTTCGGCCGCTTGTTCGGCCGCTTGCTTTCGTCGGTCAAAGTCTATTAAGAAGTCAAGGTTCGGCTGATTCTCTTTTACTTTCTTGAAGTCGTTTGCAAGAATCCTAAACTCACGCCGCAAAGGAATTGCCTTCTGCAGCAAATCAGTAACGGCGTCTGTTGATACTTTTGTAAATTTCTTAAATTCATCCTGGAAGTCTTCGGATTTGAACGCTCTTATGGCTTCCTCGATGAATTCAGGGCGGACATTTCCGGCCGCTAAATCTGAACCGACACCGGTTCGTCCTTCTAGGGATGGTTTTTGACCACGCTGCTTTAAGATGGAGTTAAGAAAGTTTACAGCCTCTGTAGCTCCTGCTTGCGACTGACCCGCAAGACCCTTTCCAAATTCCTGAACACGAGCGCCTCTTAAATCCTCCGCACCTCCCAATCTAGTGTTGGCATCTTCAGCTGCACGCTTCGCCGATAGTAAGGCTTTACCCGCTCCAGCGAAATCGGTTGGATCGGCGTCTTGCCGCTGCCGTTCAAACTGTAGGTTTGCCAACTTCAATTTATTCTGACGCTCTATTGCATCGTTCATCTTCTCGATGCCATCCGTCGCCTTTTCAGCAGCATTGAAAATTTTGAAAAACACAGGGATCATCGCCACACCTGCAGCCACAAAACCAGCCATTGCACCTAGTGCCGGTCCACCTGCAATAAACGCGAATTGCGTCAAGTTGTTGATGCTACCACGAAGCGCGCCTTGCCACCCGTTGACACCAAAACTAACCGCCGCATCCTCTGCACCACGCGAGAGTTCAAGAATTCCGCGTACTCCTGCAGTCGATGATTTGCCAAGTTTATTGGTTGATTTGCCAACTTTGTCAAATGTGTTTACCATTTGGTCGACGGGTTTCTTCGCTACCTCAGCAGCTTTTCCGACCCCAAACATTGCATTTATCTGTTTGCGGTTAGCCACTGCGGACTTATTAGCAGCGGTTCCCATTTCAAACATTGACTTTACCATCTTGGCATTGATCGCTCTTGCTCTATCCATTCCAGACTTGAAAGGCTTGATATCCGCCGAAAGATTGACGACTAAATCTTGAGCTGCAGATGCCATCTCTACCTCCGAAACATTGCCGACGCCGTTTCCGGCGACACGAATTGAGTCTCTTCTTTAGTCTCGTATTGTTCTTTCGGAAGACCGACATATTCTGCGATGTCTGCCATTTCAACGGGTTTGTCTTTCTCGCCCCGGTTCTGATTCACAAGGCACGACGCTATAAAAACCAAAAGCCGCTGGAACCACATTGCTCCCATCGGCTCAATTTCGTTCCACGCTACCAGCTCGTCCATCACTCGCGGCGTCATCGCGTTCAGCATCTCGTCAACACGGTCCAATTTCCCGGACGACTTCGCGACCTGCAGGGCTAAGAGTCGACGAGGTCGCCGTCGGAGTTTTTTACCGCGTCCTCAATGTCATCGCTGTTGATTTTGCAATGCGTGGCACACTCGTTGTACAGATACTGTGCGTCACCTGCGTCCCAATCGGCAAGCTTCTGTGAATCTTTTGTCGGCAAGATTCTGTTTCCGTCAGCATCAACGAGACACAAGGCAATAAATCTACGATTCGCATCCTTCAATTTGCTCGCTATGAGTTTGTCGCCTTTTTTCGATACCGATGCCGACTGGTAGTTAGAGAACTCCTGCTCGGTGATTGACTGAATCCGCAAGTGATGACCCGATACCGGTAACTCGACCGCTCGATACCTACGCTTGATTGGAGCGCCAAACAACACGTCAGGCTGAGTCAATTCCCCATTCGTTTCAGTCATTCGTCTTGTCCCTCTACAAATTCCATGAACGCATATTTCGTGATGACTGATTTAATTCCCTGCATGTCTCGATTGCTGATATTCTTTTCGAGTATTACAATCGGATTCCGCCCGGCAGTCACGTCAATTTTTATTGAACGAATCCCGTCGATTGGGATCTGCAGTGCCTCACAAAGTTCACGTGCTATCTGTTTTCCATCGACTTTCACAAACGGATCTTCAATAACAGGCACGTGCTATTCCTCTTCCTCGTCGTAGTCATCTTCAGAATCTTCATCATCAAACGTCTCTGCGTTTGGTCCCGGTATGTCAGAGCCATCAGGGTTGTAGCCTATCATCAAGCCAGCGTCATACCGGTCAAAATCCTCTGAATTGATACCACGTGATAGCCGCTCATAGGCGTGCTTAGACTTAACTATGCGTTCGTGACTCATATTCGCCCGTTTCTCACACTCTTCATCGGCGGGCTCGCAAACGCCATGCTGGACGAGCCTGAACGATTCTTTGTGATTGATTACCGCTCCCTTTTTCCAGAAGCGAATCTTGACGTCTTCTCCGTTACGATATACTTCTAAGACATGCGTATCATCTCTGTGAAGTTGCGGAGGACCGTTATACTCGACGTCATCCCGTATATATCTTGCTTTCATGTCAGTTACTCATTAAGTCGGATATGTCATAAGTCCATCAAGCTTGAGACTGATAGAAGCCTTGAGTCCGTCGTCCATATCGACAGTCCATCCGTAGCCAGTTCCAGCCATTGTGAAGTTCGCAGTTGTGACTGCGGCATCCGCAAACGAAATCTGCCATAAGCGATCTGCTGCGGAAAGTTCTGGGGCCGTTACTCTGTCTGTAATACTTTGATGGCCCGCCAAAACTGGGTCCATGAAAATTTCAAAATCTACACTCCCCCCTTCACTGTAGCCAGTAGGTGTATGCGGAATTGCGGCTCCGCCATCGAGTGTTTTATTCTCAAAAGTCTGAACTTCCGCCCCGGAGTGATCGATTGATATAACTTGAGCTACGGCGACGAGCGACGAGCTGACGGTATGTTTTATTATTGTCCCTTTGCAAATAACCTTCGCCATTATTGGCTCCCTTATTCAAAATAACCTATTTTCATGTGTCCCTACCAACTATAAAAATGTCGTAGGTTAGATCTGCCGACGACGTCATTGTCAGTAGGTGGTCGCTCGTGTCCGAAACAGCAAATGCGGGGTCAGCACCCGCACCGAATATAAAGAACCCGCCCGGCGGAATCGGACCAACCGCAGCGGTATCAACTCCGTTGAACGGCGTCGCCCACGCGGTGGCCGCGTTTTTGTTGCCAACGGTTAAATTACCCGTGGATGTTGAATTGTTTTCGACAATTACAAGAACAATATCTATCTGCGTGACGGACCCACCGATCGCGTTCTCTCCGGCTCCAGCCCCAAGATTGATCGTACCAAAATCAAATACGTCGATATCTTCCGACGTCGCACCACTGAGTGAGCGACCCTTAGACCCCCAAAAAATATCAGCCTTGTCCGTCGTGGTCCCGTCTGTGAGTGCTAGTGTTATTATTTTACTAATCGGATGTGAGACGGTGTCTCCGTCCGTCAACGTATTGATGTAAGTGCCGGAGAGACTTGCCCTGAATGTTGCCGTCAGTGCGTCTGCCATTATTTATCTCACACAGGTTTATACTGAATTTGAAAATCTAAAGTCGTGACGTACAACCCGCCATCGCTGCCGTCCACTGGTTGCTCGAAATCGTCCGATTCACCAGTGAATAAAACCGCGTCAATCGTTTGGTCCCCTGCGGCCCCGGTATAGTCTTTCAGAAACGCCCGAACTGCCTTTGATAATATGTCGGCTCTGGTGGATGTCCGTGACTTACAGTCTACATCAAAGTCAATGAATCGAAGTTCCGAAGTTCCGTCGAGTGAATTGTTTTCGTCGCTGGTCATCTGGGTGATCAGTATGTGATCCAAATTTTCATCCGCACTTTGCGGCAAACGAGTTACATAGACTCTGTCGCTGACAATCGACGTGATCGCATTCGTCGTTTTGAATAGTTTCTGGAGTCCCGTTTTCATTTCTTAAATTCACGCTCAATACCTTTGCCAATGTTGTCTTTTACCTTTTGGATAAACGCCGCCTCGCTTTTGGCAAAACCGAGTTTGACGGCTGGTAAGGAAGGCATGATTCCAGTTTTGCGAAGCGTTGTGCATTGGAATCTCGCTACTGTGCCCAATAACGGCCAATGGGGTGCTCGACCGAGGCCAACACCGGGACGACCGGGACGTGAGCCACGCACAGCTATTTTTCTCCCAATACACGGGCCTCGGGACTTACGCTTACCTTTACGGTCAGGTCTCTTCTGCCCAACACCTGCACCAACTTTTGCCAAAATTAGACCGTCACCTTTTCTGGTATTACGCCGGAACCGGAATCCAATCGATTTCTTTACATCCTTCATGCTTGGCGGTATTTCTGATTTGATAGCCTTGGCGATGACCCGCATCCCCGCTCGAATCCCTGCCGCAGCAACTTTTCTAGCAGACTTGTTAGCTAGTTCGTTAAGTTTGCGGTCCAGTTCTTTGTCACCCGTCAAGAGCTTGGTTGCCATCAATTCGGTTCCTTGCACTGCATCTCAATAACCTGTCTTTGCTCATCGATGTCATAGGCGGCCACAATATTGATTGTTCTATCTCCGACTCTGATTCGCATTTCCGAGTCGATTTTTCGTGTCAATCTGCCGTACGGGACCTGGATAATGTGGCTCACTTCCGCGTTGATTTTGTCAGACTTCCACCACTCACGCCCGCCTTTGGTTTTGATATTCGCCCAACTTACGACGTGGGTTTCCCAGTTCCCTTCGTCTTTCAGATCCACTTCGCCGTGATCGTCCGTTTCTGGATTCAGTTCGATCCGTTGAATCGTGATACGCCGGTTGAAGTTGCCTGATTCCATCACACATCACCCAATCACTCCTGAGAATTTGTCGTAATAGAGAAGGGCATCTACCGTTGTTCTAAGACGATCCGTCATTGTGCCGATCGGTCCCCGATTCCAGTACCAGTCGGCAACCATTAGCTTGATTGCGTGCTTGATCCGTTGTGGGACAGTCGATCCTGCTGGCACGCCTGTTCCGTAGCCCGCGACAAACACTATGGTCACGTCGTCGATATGGCCGCGTGTTGACGGCCAAGTTTTATTAAATGCGGGAATTATCCGTCCGGGCTGTGAGGTAAAGTCAGGCGTAAAATCTGTCCCTGTAACGAGCGTCTGAGAATCGCCTGCGAAATCGACGTAAGAAACTGAAGTAATTGATGCCAACGGTTGTTTCGGGATCTGAATTTCATCCGGCGGAAACCTGTCCAGATTCAGAACCCATGTCTGAGTCATCAGTGACGACCATTGGTATTGCTCTGCGTATTCGCGTGCGGCGACTACCATCTGGCGGATGTCGTCCTCGTCGGGAGTCGAGATGAAGACTTTAACTGCTCCCGTATGGGAGATAATCGGAGTCCCGAACACGCCACGCTGGAATGTGACATTGTTTCCGGATACTTCCGTGACCTCCATGATCTCGCTGCCGATTTTAATCAGCAGTCCGGAGACAAACGTAATCCGCCCGTAATTCGTAACCGCACTGCTTATCGTCACAGGATTTGTCGTGTTGCCAAAATCTGTCGAGTTATGCGTCTCCAACGAATCGACGTCAACCACACCGTCAAGCCTCAGATGACGCATCGCTTCCGCTGTCGAAATCGGTTCCCTTATCGGTGCGACCGTTCGGTTGAGCGAATAGTTTTTAACGTCGTCGATTACAAGCATCAAACAAGGTTTCCGTCAGTGCTTAACGGTTCCCATAGAGCCCCGAATGTGATCTCTGCGTCTGCAGGTGCATCCGTGGTCGTGTACCGATAATCGATACTTGTCACCGCAGCCGTTTTCTTCACGACGATAAACGGCGACAACAATCCTTGACCAGCCGAAGCAGGCTCAGTGATTTTTGCCGCCGCGTTATCGTCGAGCGTCAAGGCAACGGCGGCTAAGGCAGTTTTAGAAACCAGTGTCCCAACGGCGAGACCGCTGAGAGCTATTCCGGTAACGGCTTCCGTCAGATCGATCGTCGCCGTCTGGTCGTTCGTTCGAAGGTGGCCCTTCGTGTGATTCGTTAAATCCGTCGCACCGGTCACGACGCCCCAGATGCCGTGAACCAAGACCGACCCGGTGACGGTAAACAACACAACGCTGGCGGTTGTGCCGCTGGCGTCGAGTGTCGCAACCTTACGGGCGAGCAGGATTCGGCTTGATTGGTCCTGGATTCTCACGTCAGCCTTCCTGGATAACGGACATGTTTGTAGCGACTGCCGCAAAGAACTGAAGTGCACCTAATTCTTTCGGACCGCCGTTTATTTCTACCGCAGCCGTCCCGAGCGGATCGCTCGAAGCCGTTGCCGTACCGTCGTCCATGTAGATTCCCGCAGCGTGCGGGCGTAGTGTCACTTTTTTAGTAGCATCTTCGAGAGCCGTACCGGTAATCAACGTTGCGAGTGTTGCGGTTGCCGATACGGAGACGATTTCGATTGTCGGCTTGATTCCGCTTCCCATGTCACTCCTCCGATTCGTCTGATTCTTCTTCCGTCTCTTCCGGTGGCTCCTCTGCGGACTGAACCGGTCCGCAAAGGGACTCGGCGAAATCCATCGCGTTCCGCTTACTATCGGTCGTGAGTAGAACGTCGCCGGATACATCGGTAACCGTGTATTTACGACCGACGCTTTCAGCGAGATTTTCAGAGATACAGTAACCGTTACAGAGTTCTGGCATATTTATTTTCCTTACGCGACAGCAGGTTCAAGCGAACCGCTCAAGTCGGTTTCAAAGTCTTCGTAATAATTTTCAAGTGATCCAAGATCACCGTTGACGATGCCCCCCGTGGCATGTCCGCCACAACATCGATTGTCCGCGCAAATACCTGTTGCCGTGGCAGCCATGTTGATGCACCCATCCGCAACACCGTTTGTATTGAGAATATAGTTGTTGATTATCGAACATTTAGTGACGACTCCCGCGCCGCCAAGACACATTGTTTGAAAAATTCCCATCAAGATGTTGTCGCGAATGACGTGTCCGTGCCCGGTACCCGCAAGGTTCAGAAAATGCGTGTTTGCCGTCCCGACAGCATCAGCGTGGCAACCTTCGATGGTTATTCGATCGGACGCAGTAGCCGCAGCGTCCTGCACCCAAATCTTCGCGTTTAAGGTCGCCGATGTGTCAGTAAACCGGCAGTTCCGCAACGTGAAATCGTCCGCATTCACGTCAATCGCAGCAGTAATATCCAGGAAATTGGCTATGAAATGGATGTTCTCGATAGTGACGTTTGCGGCGTCAATATCGACATCGGCAGTGATAGCCGTGTCGAGTGTTACGGTAGGAGTCGCCGCACCATCGCCGATCCCGAGCAAAGTTATCCCAGCCACATCGAAATCGAGAGCGCCGGCGGCCGATCCTACCTCGGCATGTCCAGGCATTGCGTAAATTATGTCGCCATTATTTGCCGTACATTGACTGACTGCGAAATCAATCGTTGCAAACGGAGCGTCCGGGGTCTGCCCGTAGCTGTTTGTGTCGCCGTTGTCAGCGGCCCCGCTATCAACATAGAAGCGATTTCCTGTCGAACGGGACATATCTTCGACGGTCGAGAGGCCGCCGAGTTGATTTTTGTAGAACAATGCTGAACGTGCCATGTCAGGGTATCTCCTGTGTTAGGCTGGTGATGTTTAAGTGTTGCTGTGCGGAGTGACGTAGACTTTCTCGCCACTCACTGCGGCACCGTTTTTCTCCGCGAACTTCTCTTTCGCGTTGTACAGAACCATGAACGCATTGATGTTGTCCACGCCCGTGTTTCCAGCCTCCGCAAGGCAAAAGTTGACGAAGGGCTTGCCTACAGGAAGGTCTTCGTTTCGAATTTCCAGTATTACGAAATCTCCGTCAGCGTCGATCGGCGTGTCAGTGTCGTAATTCCCGGTAGCAGAATCCGTAGTGACTTCCACATTCCCGGTTCCGGACGAATCTGACGCAGCCTCAATTCGACACTCGTCGAGATCGTCGCCAGCATCCCATGTTCCAACTTCGACGTAAACTAAACACGACTCGAAGCCGGACATGTCCATCCAAGTGGCGAGACTTGCGCTCGTGCCGCCGATGTCCGTCGTGTTGATCATGCTGATCTTCGCGTCGTGCGAAAGTTGATATCCGCCTGCCATTTGATTTCTCCCGTATTGGAGTTTGCGTTGATTTGTTAGGCTCGCACTGCGAGGGTGATAAACGGCGAGATGGTTGGCGTTCCCTTGAATGGAGTGAGTGCCGATTTCCGTTTGGGCTTTCCGTCCACACGGAGAATGAATCGGAATACTTCCTGGTCAGTCAAGAACTCGACGTGCATCGAACGTGCCGACTGAATCCCACCCTTGTCGATCGTCTTGTACTGCGAGAAATTTCCGAAAATAATGTCCCCGACCGAGCCAACCGTCGCGCATTGTTCAATCGGTCGAATTGGACGGCCCAGCAATGTTCCAAACGGAGCACCGGAAATTCCGCCGGCCGGCAGGAAAACGGGCACGCCGCCGGTGCCGACCGTATGCTGCAGCTTGAAGAGTTGCGGCCAGCAGTCCTGATTGATGAACCATTCCGCACCGCTCAGGTATTGAGCCATCATCCGCGAATACATATTTTCAATGTTTTCTGAAATGATGGTTGCGGCTCCCTGCGGCGTTTCTTTTGCAACGCTGACTGTCGAGGCAAAGCCGACGATGCCCTGCGGCTTACCGGCCCCGTCGCCGTTTATGGCAGCATCGTCAAGTTGGAAACCAAATTCTTCCCTGAAAGCTTGGCTGATCACAGACTCCAGAGCCGACGTGTCCATGAGCAATTCGTCAGTTGCGTAGAACAAGCCGATCATCTTTTTCAACGTCAACTCGAATTGGTAAAAGTCGGGCTTCGACTTTGTTGCCGCCTCGCCCTCGGTAGCCCAAAAGGTTTGGATGCCGCCCCAACGGCTTCCATTTGCCCGGCTGGTTTCATTGACTGCGTTTTGCTTCAGCCCATTCGAGTTCGCCCCGATCGTCGTATTGTCGGCACGTCCCCAAACGACTGATGTCTCATACGTGTCTGCGAGTAGCTGTTGGGAGAAATCTTGCTGAACGAGAAATCCGCCGGTTGACGGGGAACCTTCACTGGCACCCTGAACCGCAGCTTGGATCTCAGCCTGCCTGGGATCAATCGTCCGGCTTATGCAGATATCTTTAATCGCGACCAATTGTTGGCCGAACGAGCTAAACGGCTGCGGAATGCTTGCCGCCTGTTGCGTGTCTGTGACGTTTGTGATCTGATCGTCGCCGACAATCGTCGAACTCACCGGGTCGATGTTCAACTCGGACGCCCGGAATTCTTGCTCACGGGTGATGCGAGCCGCGAAGACTTCCCGTTCAGCATCGAGCGAGTCGTATTCCGCTTTCTCGGTGTCGGTGAAATCAGTATCGCCCCCATCCTCGGCACGCTTATCGAGTTCTGTGAGCAGAGCGTTCTGACGTTCCCGGATTTCCCCGTGTTCTTTTTGCAGCTTTAGAAGTCGATTCGCCATTTTACAGTCTCCTCAAAGACAAAAAAAAGCGGCTCTGGAATTGTGAATAAACACAGTTCCAAAGCCGCTTCTGCGTACTTTGTAAACTTACTTATGTTTTACTGTCTGTTTGTGTGTCCTGCCGGATCACACGCAAACATCAAGAATAATCTCAAAAACAACCAGCACACGCAAGGTCGGTTTCAGCCTCTTCATCGCCGGTTGTTTCAAAAGTTGGGCAACCGGGACCTCGTCTTCATGTAAGCCGTCGCCCAATGTCTCAACGTTACAAGTATCTCAAAACAGATGCAAGGTCAAATCACCCGCTGCGGAAGGAATGACCATTCCCCACAATAATCATCCTCGTAAACATTCGGCCACTTTAGCCAATCTGAAGCCCCATGAATTACAGGAGACGAGCCTGCTGAGGGGCTAGGTACGGCGTACATAGCTTGCGGAGACGGGGGGTATCTCTTGCAATCGCCCATCCCCAATGGTTCTCCATCATCTATGCTTTCAGAAAACCATTTACAAGTTTTGCAGAAGTGATCCATCAAATAACCCTATTTGCTTCCAGCCGCCGCCGCTCAGCCGCCGCCCTGGTCGATCTCCTCGGTTTGAGAGTACCGGTCATTTCGCTGACAATCTGCTCTAGGGTTGCGACACGGTTGGCCATGTTTCTCTCAATGGCTTCTTTTGCACCGAAGACACGCCCGCCGCCGAAGTCGTTTCGAACTCGCGTTTCGGTCGTGTTTCTGTTCTTGGCGAGTCCGGCTACGAATTTGTCGTGGAACATATCAACGTGCTTCTGAATTTCGGCACGCGCTTCATCTTCCAACGGAGCGTGCGGGTGCCCCTCAACTTTGTGCTTACCCGCATGAATGAACGTCGGCTTCAGGCCGACTTTATCATCAAGCTCCGATTGATCGACGTGTATGGCGACCACGCCCACGCTTCCGACCATTCCGGAAGGAGTCACAACCAATTCATCCGCCGACGTCGCAATCCAGTAAGCTGCCGAAAACACTCCGGCATTCGCCACAGCCACTATAGGTTTTTCTCCACGGCGGTTTCTAATTTTCGTGGTGACCTCATCAAGTCCGAACGCCGTGCCGCCCGGAGAATCGATATCCATGACAATTCCACCGACTTCTGGGGAATCCATTAAGGCGTCAAAATCCCGCCCGAACTGCTCTGATGAGGTTCCAAAAGAGGACTCAATGGAACCGGCCCGATGTGAAATGGTGCCGAATAGTGGCAGCACGGCCACGCTCCCATTACGAACAGGTTTGCGACGTGCCGCTTCAATTTCGAGTAGTTTATCGGCATCGATGGCCACGCCGTTCACCCTGGCTTCCATCACGCCGATGATTTCTTCGAGTTTGCTCGGCAAAATTGCCCACACTTCGTTTGTCATTGCCCGGATGATTCGTTCATATTTCATCTTTTATGGCCTTTGGTTGAAGAGTTTCTTTTTCTATAGCTATTTTTAAAAGACGTTTAAGAAAAGCCTTCTCACGCACATTGCAGGCAAGCTGATATCGCAACTCTTCCTCTGATGGAATTGAATCAAGAAAGTCCTTGTGCTCTACCGTAAAGCCAGACGTTCTTTGCATGTGATCGATCCTTTGATTGTCTCGGATAAGAGTTCCGACCGTCCGGCAGCCCACTCCTCAATCGCCGCTCTTGTACAACAAATACACAAGTCCGCCTTAGTAAAGTCAATGTACTGCTCAACAATAATATCAGTATGCAGTTTTTTGCTGTTCGACTCCAAGGCAAGCCCCAGAGCCGACAACGTTTTGTACATGAATTCGGCGTGCTTCTCATAGAAACCGTCTATCCATTCAGACAGCTTTACAAAGTCCATCTCGGCGTCTTGTCCGATACGCCGTTGGATTTCGCGTACTTCCTTTTTGGTAATCCTGTCGACGGCATCCGCTAAGACAATGCCGAACCACGCCGCCTTTTCCTCCGGGTCGTTCGGTTGATCTGATTCGTTCTCCCCACCGCCATCCTCATCCGGTTCGGTTGGACCGCTCGACGTGTTCGGATTCTCAAAGCTGTCACCGCCTTCCCGTGGATTCATGTTCTCTTTCTGGCGTGCCTCGTTTGGCGAAAGCATTGTCGAGGCGATGCCTATCGAATAGACCTCGTACCTGGTCTTGATGTCCGCTCGCAATTGAGCATCAATCAAAAACTCTGCGAAGAATACCTCATCGTCGATAACGTCCCGCTGCAGTGCCAGCTCCCAGCGTGTAGCCCACGGACGCATCGTATTCGTGAGAAAGTCGAGTGATTGCTGCTCGATGTTGGAAAACGTCGCTTTGTCTAGAGACTGAATCAAGTGAGGGGGGACGCGCATCATCCGTGCGATTTCCTCGACGGCAAACTTGCGAGATTCGATCAGCTGTGCCTCTTCTGCGTTGATGCCGATCTGTTGCCAGTCCATGCCCTCCTCTAAAATCCGAATCCGGTGTGCCCCGTCTGTGGCGACGGTTAATCCCCCAAACGACTTTTGTAAATTCTTTTGGGCCTCTTCGCCGAGCCTGTTGGGATGCTTCAGCACGCCGCTAGGTGTGCCATCGTTGCGGTAGAAGTTGCCCGCATACCGTTCACCGGCCATCGCGGTGCCGATCGTGTCGGCACCCAGTTCGACCGGGTCGAGACCCAGCAACCCGCTGAATGACATCCCGCGAACGTGAAAGATTTCGTCTTGGTTGAATATGGTTTCTTTACCGATTTCATCCTTGTGCGTGTACCGTAGTCTTCCGTTTGCCAATTGCTCGACTAGCATCCTGTCAGGATTAAGCGGCATCAAATCCGCTCCACCGCCGCCGGTCGGCACGATCTCACAAAAAGCGTTACCCCTCAGCAATATGTGCCCTTCAAGCATTTCGACAAACTCGAACCGCGTCTGCCAAGGATTCGGCTGAAACTTCAGCGTGCGGTACATCGGGTGATTCTCAGCTCGGTCTTTCCCGCCGTCAGCTCGGTTGCGGTAAATGATTAACGGGAAGCTCGCCAGCGTCTCGGCAATCACGCGAACGCATGCCATTAGTGCATTCAGGCTCGCCGCAGTCTGTGGAGTGACCTTCAAACCGGCCGAAGTCTGCACGCCAATCGGACTGTACCAGAAATCGTCAGTCGGCCCCCGTGGCACTGCGGCTCTTGTTCCGAGGAGGGTTGTTAACATTCAAAATCTCCACACCAATCGCGGTAACGTGTCTCCGGCCAGAACGCAGTATTGTCTTCGCCTACATCGTTATTCTCTATTATTCTTGGAGAATGTCGCCTGCAAGACCCATTGTAATCGGGAATTGGTTTGTCAAGTATTATAGAAATTTCCTTATTCCATAAGGGGTTTTCATAACATTCCCAAAACCGGCATTTTGCACAACATTCTCCGGGAAATGTGCTTCGGAATTCATTCTCCTGTGCGTCACTCATATACACACCAAACTCGACAACCTCGCCAGCATAATACAACTCTGGAATCCCATCCGTCTCAGTGTGATTGTTTGTCGTTTCCATATTATTTTCGCCTCAGTATCCCGTAGACGGCACAACCTAGCATCAATCCGCCGGAAATGACCAACGATAATGACGGCGAATACCACCACGCACCAACTCCCAACAGGGCGAAGCCGCCGAGTCCTACGATGTTCAGCAGTGTGTTTCGCATCTATTTTTTCAGGATTAGCATCGCTTTACAGATTGCCAATGTTCTGCGGTGATGTTTGGCTTAAACAGGACTCCCGCACTGTTGCAAGCGGTTCCTATATCTGAACGGGTAAATTCAAGCTTAACTGCTTCCGGCCATTTTCCATTTTGCATCTTGAGTGGTTGTCCGTTGCCGTCGAGTAGGACAAGTTTACCATCTTCTAATATCTCAAAGTCGAGAACTTCTATTTTATCTCTCACAGCGTCAAGATCCCCCGCGTCTCGTAAACCGACGTACCATCCTCTCCCATCAATCCAGCCAGAGCCATGATTAAAGCGACTATCCCGTCGATTTTTCTATGATCCTCGTGCTTCGGTTTCACTGGTCGCTTATTATTGTTCATGTCCGTGTAAACCGTCACGTGACCGGCCTGCCAATCGAGTATCGGATTTCGGTTGTGATGAATCTTTCCACTTATGACCAGCCTTTCCAATTCTACCGTAGGCGCTGCAAATGTCATGAGTGTTTGCGGAAACTCTATTCTCGGTACGCCGGTTCCCTTTACGAGGATATGGCCGTCAGCCGATAACCCTTCGTGGATTTGCTGAGTAAGTCCGTCCGCATAAACTCGGTCGTAATTGAACCCCTGGACCTCAAAATTAGAGAAGATTTCGCAGATATCTCGTAGCAAATGACCAAGGTCAACGGTACTGCCCGGAGTGACTGTCAACCAGCCTTCCTCTTCCCACTGACGATAGAGATGATGGTTCTGATTTTTGTGATTGTCTACAGTTTCCCTCGGAAGCCAGAACCAAGCAAGGCATTGGAATAAATCGTCCCCATCCGGGAAGCATAACACCAGAGATGTCATGTCCTGAGTCTTCGACATATCCAGCCCGCCGAAACATTTCCGACCGTAAAGCTCAGCTTCCGTGAAGGATTCTCCGCACGCATTCCAATGCTCTTTAGTCAGCCAGGGATTGACTGCCGTCGCCCAGACGCCGTAACTCAGCCGCATAAAGTTCGGCTTGTCGCTGGGGGTCTGGATGATATCGCGGATATCGTTGATGAAATCCTCTTCCTTGATGATGTCACCCAGACCCGGATTGCATTTTTTCGCAACCGGGAGTTCTATCGATCCTTTCATCACTGAGTTGACCTCGGCGTTCGCTTCATCCTCGTCAACCGAGAGGATCATTGCGAAGAATGAATCATCGAAAAACTTGCCATCGAGCAGTGCCTGAGCCTTTTCCCGCTGCCGGTAGCAGACGGACTCGATGTCGTTGCCTGCATTGGTGATGACAAGTTCAAGCGGCTGGCGACGTGCCCGATAACCGTACCGAAGCGAGTCCCACAAATCCATACCGAACCATTCATGCAATTCGTCGAGGATTGCACAATGAATGTTCAATCCATGCTTGCCACGCGGAGCAGCAGACAAAGCTCGGTAGTAGGACTGGGTCGCCCGATAACTGATATTTCCATTTGTGCGATTGATACCTAAAGCTGCATTGAATTCATCCGAAGCCTCGACCATATTGATCGCTTCGTTGTGTACGATTCTGGCCTGGTCCCTGTCAGCACCGGTCGAATAAACTTCCGAACCGCCCTCAAGATCACCGACAAGCATGTACAATCCGACTCCGGACGCCCACGTAGACTTGTAGTTTTTCTTCGGAACCTCGATATAGCTGCGACGAAAGCGGCGAGTTCCATCCTTACGGACCCAACCAAAGAGCGGATATGTCCACTTGAACCGCTGAAAGTCATTCAGAACAAACGGCTTACCCCGCCATTCACCCTTGGAAAACCGCAGCCAGTCAGCGAAGAAATTACAGATGTGTTCTGCCAGCGGCTCATTGAATCGGCAGCCGTTTTTGACAGCATGTTCGTCCGCCGCGTTTTGAATCCACCGACGCTGACTTGCTTCGCTGGCGTTTATGTTGGTTGCTGGCTTCGGCGGGATCTTCAACAGCCCGTCTTCGGAACTCCCATGGCGATCGTGCCTAAACGTACCATCTAACTTGTGCTGCTGCACAGATTTGCGTCGCCCTGAGTTTTTATTCCCAGCCATTGTTCTTATTCTTGCCAAAAAAGACGCACGTG